TGTTCAAGCGTAATGATCGCGTAATCCCCCTTTCTTCCAGTTTTTATCGCGATTTCATACACATAACCCGCGGCTGTTAAATTATAACTTTTCGTTTCCAAGGGATCATCAATTATCTCAGAAAAATCTTTGAAAGGATATTCTGAATCGCCGATCATCTCCTTGAAATAATCCAAGTATAATTTTGAATAATTGAAAAACGCCAAGCCGCACAGTTTCTTCTGCCTCAAATTATGCCACCACTCTAATTTCACTTTACCGGGATTCAACTCAAACACATCTTTCTCCTTGTCGATTTTCACCTTATTAGCAGTTCTGTATCGTTTTATAAGTTTTATCCTGTCTATAACGTTTGATATTGATTCCAGCTTATCGAAAGCACCGCATGAAATCAAATTTTCTATAACACTTTTATTAACGGCACTTCCTTTCTGTGAATGTCGGTCTAAAAATTCATCAAAATCAAAGTAAGGTCCGTTCTCTGATCTTTCCTTCATGATCTCCGCTTGTGCCTTCTCGCCGACCTGTTTCACTGATGAGATTGACCACACCAAACTTTTATCAGTGAAATCTGTCTTGATCTTATCCGTCGATTCATTAATATCAGGGGGGATCACCTTGATATTTCCTATTTCATTTATCTCGTGTAGATAAACGGGGAAATCATCATCATCAGCGTAGGAGAACGCAACGGACCAGAAAGCCAACGGATAATTCACTTTTAGCCACTGGCACGCATATCCTGTGTTTGCATACGCGACCGCGTGGGATTTATTGAACTGATAATCAGCCATATTCTCAATTTCCTTCCATGTCTCTTCCGCGTATTTTTGATCAACACCGAAATTCTCGATATAATTTTTCAAAAATCTTTCCCTGAAGGGTTGAAGTTTCTCCACGTTCTTCTTACCAATCGCCCGGCGTGCGCCATCCGCGTCAACAAGATTAAACCCTCCTAACACTTGGAACATTTTCATTGTCTGTTCCTGCCATATCATGATATACCGGCTACTTTGAAGTATTTCTCCCGCCCCTTTTCTAAATGATACTTCCCTCTCACCCTTTTTACGAAGGATATACTCGTTATGGAAATTTCCCTCCATAACCCCCGGTCGATATAACCCAATACAGTTTACAAGCTCTGTTATGTTATCGGGCTTTAACATCTTACAATATCCGGTTAATCCTTTCGCACCGAAATGAAATACATCGCCATTCCACCCTCTTTGAAAATACGAATAAACTTTCGGATCATCAAGGGGTAATTCATAGAGGTTGATTTCTTCACCAGTATCATCTTTGATTAATTTCAATATGTCGCCGAACTTACTTAACTGCAAGATTCCCAGAATATCCTCTTTCAAAAAACCCGCGGTGTCAAGTTCACCACCCTCCCACTCACTGATCAACATATCACCCTGCCGGCGAATCGGATTCCAATGATACATGTCTTTTTCATCTGGGTAGATCATCATGGCACACGCGTGAATCGATTTCGCCTTGGGTTGACCCTGTATCAAGCCGACCATCTCGATGATCTCCGGGTTTCTGTTAATGAAATTCGCGACATCTTTTTTCTGACAGGCGATTCTGAATAAATCATCAAAATCCTTCACACCATCTATTTTAGAAGTAAATGAGTTTACCTCTGCGACGGGGACGCCTTTCAACCTACATAGATCCTTGACGGCGGCCTTGACTTGAAGAGTCGTGTAGGTTCCCACGGAGCAAACTTGATCGGCACCGTAACGCTCCTCCATGTATCTTTTAACTTCCGGTCTTCTCGCCATCTCGAAATCAGTATCGATGTCCCTTAGTCTGGCAGCGAACCGTGCTTGATTCGCTGCCGCTTTTCTAATTTAATTGATTTAACTATATATTCCATTTCAAATTTTGTTTTATCTGTTTTACAAATCTAGATTTTTCAATAAAAGACATCACCTTTCTCCTTATATCTGTTTCTCTTAAATACACCTCCGTATATAAAGGAACCCATTTCCTTTCGAATAGCTTGCCTTTCTGAAGAAAAGTAAGTAATGTATCATGATTACCACTCGGTGATAATGTTTTTTGTGCGTCATAAGCAGATAGAAATTTATGTACCTCTAAAGTATAAATATTTATCATCACAATCGGTTTCGCATTCGGATTAAGACTCCCTTTCGCAACACCCCGGTCTTTTCGGATTACTGAGATATGATCCTTCATTTCCTGGGACCATTTATTCCCATAATTACCATTTTTCCCACCCACTCGTCTCGGCGGCTTAATACCGCCAATTTTTAAATTTAGTGTTCGTCGATCTCTCACCCACTGATGATCAACTACACGTTTTTCCTGAATCAATGCATCATCTACGGTATTAAAATACAACAAATTCACTCTCTTAAACGCACCAACCCCGTACAATCTCACGCAATTACCTAATGGCATTGGTAAAGGGTCCTTGTAATCTTTTAAACCGGTGGAGTAATCCGTCCTGATTCCGCCACCAATATAAGAATCTTCCACTGTTTTTGATGAATGAACCCCAACATATACTTTTCCGTTTACCATACAGGTTGTTTTATACAAAATATTATAAAGGTTATTGTCACCCTTAAACGGATTCTTTTGTCCGTTCGAGCATTTTGCTAATATCTCCTGATCCGACACTAACGATTCTATCTCCATCTTTTAAATCTTGAGCTTTTATATCTAATTTTTCTCCCGATCTAAAAATACACACTTTATCATCAAAATCCAACTCTATATCTAAATTATTATCGAATGTGATTTTTACAACGTCCACTTCAACTTGTTGACCGATACGGCCTTTATTCAGGAAACGTTCAAACAGTAAATCATAATCAAACGGATTGATATGAGTCAGGCCCAATAAATAAGCAACGAGGGATCCACAGGCGGATCCACGTCCGAATCCCACAAGTATGCCCTGACGTTTACACCATTGGGTGATATCCCAAAGTATCAAGAAATAATCAACAACATCCCCGTATTTAATTACATCTATCTCAGTTTCAAGTCTATCAAGATACTTCTCTTGTTCATCAACATCACTTATCCCCATGCTATTAAACCCATCCGCGACCAAGGATATAAGCATATCAACTTTTGATCCATCATATTTCTTGAACTCCTCCTCGGTCATTTTATATTTAGGAAGATGACGTTGTGATAGATCGACCTTGAAATTACTACACCTTTCAGCGATATCATTTGTGTTCTCGATCGCGAATCCGATGATATCAAGCATAATATCTTGGTCATTATCAGAGAATAACTCCCTAATCTCCATCAAATATTCCTCGTTACACTTGAAATATTGATTTTTTGAAAAATCGTTACTTATACCCGCGGATGAATTCAACGCTTTTTTCAGATAGAAATATTCTTGGTCCAAATAATACGCGTCACAGATATTTGTGGGTAACATGGAACTTGAGAAATACTCCTGAAGGTTTAGAAGGTATGTTTTATCCCTTTCATTTGAATCAAACCTAACTGAATCAAGTTGATAGTATGCGCCCTCAAATTCTTTCGGTACATCCTTAAATTGCAAACTCTTCGGGTCAATCACGATAATTAATCCCTCTCTCAATGACAGAAACTTTCCTTCATCGATCCTCACATTATTATCAACGTTAATTTCCTTGTTGATAGAAAGAAGGTTCGTCCACCCTGTTTCATCCACGACGTAAACTTTCACATCGTACAGAAGGTCTTTCTTTTGATTGAACACTGTAACCGTTTCACCGATCACCGGTTTCAAACCGTGTTTCTGGCATTCCAACTGAAATTTAAGCACACCCGCAAGTGTGTTTTTCTCACAGATACCCAAAATACTCACACCGAAAAAATTCGCTTTTCGACACCAATCTCCATAATCTCCGGTTCCGTTCAGTAACTCAAACGGACCCCTCACCCCTAGAAATGATTCGGTCGGTAAATCACTATCAACCTTACCGATATATTTCAAGAGTTTCAACTTCACTTTCGATTCATTACCCTTTCTCAAAGTGTAATACAGATGGCCGAACTTATAGATGTAATTATTCGCAGTGATGGGTGTTCCTATGTAATTAAACCCTCGATCAAACAGAAGTCCGTCGACATTGGGCTCTGATAATTCATATGTATCACCATCCATTGTGATAATACCCAGGTCGGAAATATCATATATAAATCCATTGCGATCGAGATACGATAACAGTTCTTTCATGTTTTAAATATAATGGGAACCCTTTTACAGGGCCCCGTAAATTCAAATTTATATCTCGCCCTGGCTGGAATCACAACTCGATGCCTCAATTGCCTTAACACATTTATAAATATATACATTACTTTTCCCAAGAATAGTTGCTATTTCAGCTTTTTTCTTTCCCTCCGAGAGAAGTTGTTTGATTTGGGGTAATAGTGGGTTACTGAGAGAGATCACACCGTTTCTCTTTTCAGTCACTGATTGTTTTTTCGCCTTCTTCTCAACCGGTTTTTCATCCACACTTTTATCCGTTTCAACTGTGCGCTTCTTGAAATCATCCGGGTTGAAACTTTCACGGAATGAAAGGATCTCATCCAACTCACTCTCTTCAAGATCCTTCATATCACGATCATCAACAATCGCGTCAACTCTGGCGTATAAATCGCATGCGCCAAACGCCGCCAGTTGATCGTAAAATTCGGTTGCCTGATCGCACTTGCTCTTTACATCCTGACCCAGTTGATCCGCAACCGAATTCTTTCGAGCCTCATATTCTTCCAATGTCTCAATTAATTTTAAATTAGACATTGTGATATAATTTTTAATTCCACGAATTGATGCTTCTTTACGAAGTTCCTCACGGGTCATTTCACTAAACTTTTTCATAATCTCTTGTTTTTAAGTTGTTACTGTTTCATTGTTTCAATGTCTAAAGATACACAATGTTTATCTATTTGCCAACGAATCCAGCAAAAAATCGGTACTTTTCAATATTAAATTTTATGTCATTCCATTGAGATTGTTGTACATCGATACCCACCATCTTATGAAGCATCACGGGAATTTTTTCTTCAAGTCCGCTATCCGTATATCTTACACCGTGTAAACCATGAATAACTGGATTAGATGTATCGATACTTCTGATAAAATGATACTTATCCTCGTTATATTGGCAAACTTCTTGCGGTAATACTGTGCCCAGTAAATGCAACGGCTTTTCACAATCCATAACACCGTGTTGGATGAGTTGGTCAATGAACATTTTTCTTCCCCTGCAATATGCCTTCGATGTATTCTCATCAGCCGCGAGACTTAAATAAATGGGTAAGTTGAAAGGTAGCGCAACCATATCGCAACACTCGACCATGCATTTATAGCATTCGACAAGTTCATTCCAACTTATCCCCTGAACAACACCGATTGAATAGCTGCATGGTATTCTCGCCCACGTTCTCGCTATTCTCATCGTTTCTTTCGCATTTCTCAAAACATCGGGCAAAACGTAATAGGTTGGTTTCAACGCCTTAACCCATGAACGAAATCTATCTGCATCAAATGCTAGCCCCAATTCAAACACGGAATTATCAAGGATAACTTCGCGTCCCTTATTAACGAGCGCGTCAATGAAAAATTCGAAATAATCGCCACCTATATCGGGATCCTCAAACAAGTGAACAAGTGCGTAATCATAATCAGTCATCGATTGAACCTTATTCATAATCGATAACGGTGCTTCATGCGCTATCTTAATCATTGTGTTGATATTTTATAGGATCTGTCATCCCGTTTAATTCAAACGCCTCTTTTCTTTCCATGCAGGTACCACATTTTCCACATGATCTACCTTCAGAATCAGGATTGTAGCATGAATGCGTGTTATATAGTACTTTGTTAATCTCATAATCGTTAAATCCGATCATAACCATGGATTTCACACCCTCATTAAGAACACCGGCCTTATCCATATAATTAAACGGTGCTTCATAACTTACCCTTTCACTACCCCAATTTGAAATTTTAAACGCATGTTCACATGCCACCCGCGACGCTTCGGTGCAATCAGGGTAAATTGCATGATCGCCGCTGTGCAAACCCAAAAACACGTTTACGCTATCCTGTGTTTTATTTGCCCACGATAAAGCCTTTCCGTAGATGATTGAAGAAAAAATCACATTTCTATTTTCAATCACGGTCGATTTCATATTTTCATCCGCGTAATGACCTTCGGGAATTGCCTCACCACCAATATGGAGCGATGAATTACTCTCACTAAAGCAATCACTCAGGTCAATAATCTGGTGACTTACCTTAAAGCCCTTATCCTGTAACATTGAGATATTTAACCGAACTTTTTCTAATTCGATGAAATGTTTTTGTCCGTATTGGAAGGAATACGCTCTTATCTCGTAATCATGAGCAAGTAAATACATGAGCAAGCACGTACTATCCAATCCGCCCGATAAACTTAAAATCGCCTTTTTCATTTTATAATCCGTAATTAAATTCCATAATATCCAATACCTGGGAAACTCTTTCGTCAATACTTCCGCTCACATAGTGTATCCCTCGTGGTGCGAAGTCTTGTAACATACGCGCGTTTTTCTCAAATAAACGATCGATTTCCTTTTGAAATACTTCATCAGTTGACCGAACGCCGTCGTCCACGATTTTAAACTCTGGCCTCAGTATAATATGATGACTGTAAAGGGGCTCTATATGAAATAGAAGTTGGGTGACCGTGTCAACCATTTCATCCCAGAGAGGCTTGATGACCTATCTCGGTTATACTCCGTGTAACACAGAACATCTAATAGACATCTATCAGAAATAATATGATCATGCGGTAACATCGCTGACTCGATAATTTCTTTCACATACGAGGTTGCAATCCAAAGTTGATCATAAATACCCGCCTCTTTATTAATCTTTATACCACGATCATTGCCTTTCCTTGAAGGAGATCCCATAAAGAGAGATCCTTCCAAACATCTCTCCTTTTTCAACGCCTCGATTAGCGTCGTCTTACCCGTGCATTGCGCACCTGAAATTGATACAATCATAACTCCATGCTTAATTATCAGTTCGTTTTTCAACACTCTAAAGATACACAAAGTGTATCAAATTATCAACAAAAACAGAGATTATTTTCTCTGTTTGTCGTTTTGATATTGGCCGTTATATAAATCTTCCTCGTTTACATCCGTGCAATCATAGCAGTAAAATTGTGCGACCCGGGCGTTTTTCTCGATTGTAATTGGATGAAATACCTCCATGAACGTACCCATTGAATCGGTATGAAAACCGGCATCAAAAATTGATGAATAAATCCACGCACCACACCGGGCAACTGAACTTCTCTGTACTATCCGGCCCATTTTGTTTTTAGGTATGTTGAAATCAATCATGTAGTACCCCGGAGATAAATGCCAAACCTCGTTACCGTTTATATCAAGAAAAGGTTGGATTTCTTCGTATGAGGGTAACATTGTTTTGCCTTCACGGGGTATGAATCCCTGCCCTTTCACGACACTCACCTTTCTCAGTCTAATATCACACCCATGCTGGGTTAAATTTTCTTCCAAATGATTAACGATAATACCTTCATTGTGTAACTCTTTTCCGTTTAACATAATCCTTAATTTATTAAAATTCAACTATACAATTGTTTCATCATTCTGTTTCTCATACAGAAACTCTCTCGCTTTCGCATCCGCGAACGCATACAAAACGATATCCCGGCACAAATAATGATACGGTATTCGCCCTGATAAATCCGGACCTGCACTTTCATATGCATCCGGGCCCGGAACGATCACCCCCTCATTCACTTTTCTTAAAAAATTCTCTATATTTATCGCGTACCTAAAAATCGAAAAGTCGACCGAATCGGGCATGACGAATCTCGTTGTCTCGACATTTGAACATCCCAGAAGATGAACATATTTTCCCTTATCTCTCGCATACTTCATCATCTTTCCTAATTCATCCCTGTATATATGCCATTGTCTTGCCTGCGCAAGACCCCCTATTGACAAAATAGGATAAAGAGATGAGTCACAGAGATCCTTCCAGTACTGAAAGCCCTGGTGCATTTTAAAAACGGGCGCCGGATAATATCCTGTTATTTCCTTGATCTCCTCCCTTAGGTAATTTTTAGGTGATAATAAATCATCATCCTTTCTAAAATATTCATTATCAAGTTCAAAACACATTTTAAACGGATACATTTTGAGAAACCGAAGAAACTTTTTCTTCATTTTCTCGCATTCATTCCAAAAATCAGGGTTGTTTTCACCCAGTTTCTTCTGTTTTTTGAATAATGT